CTTTCTTCTTCTCTTGTTGGATAGTAAACAATCTTAGCTATCCTCTCTACCCTATCTACTCCTTTTATCTCATCTATAACTCTTATTTTATCTCCAACAGCTAAAGAACTGTGTAAAGCTGTAATATTTATTTTGTAAGTTGTCTGTGGTTTACTATATATTTCAATTTTATCCTGAGCCAATTTAAGTAAATCGTCCGCATTCTCCACAGATGCATTAACCCAATAGCCAACTATAATTTCATCAGTGTAGTCATAGTTTTCTACCCACATAGACCCATTGACTAAATTGATTGCCGCCCCATTTTTACCAATAGGAATCAATCTAGTAATCAAGTCATAAGTGTTAGACTGAACTTTACATTGTCTTAGATTAGTCTCATTGAAGAAGAAGGTTTCTTTATATTCTCCTCTTGTATTCCATATATGAATAACTTTATTTTTAGTATCAAAAGCAAAGTCAACATTGTAAAGTTGTTTAAGTGCGGCAATGGCGTCTAATGCAGATTTTCTCTCAATCTTTACGGTATAAACTCCAGAAACCGCCTGCTCAAATTTATATGTCCAATCAGTTTCTGCTAATACTTCATCTAAGCAAGTCTGTAATGAGTAAGAGTATCCAGTTAAGGAATCAATATGCTTACCAAGTAGCTTGCCCCAATATGGTTTACAGAATACTTCATAGTAATCATTATCTTCCATATTGACTTCTTTAACTACATAAAGATAATCATTTATTTCTATCTTTTGTTCCTCTTGAACTAATCCAACTTCATAAGGTAATTGAAACTGAGCAACTTTATACCCAGTATTCAATTCCTCTGTAATCTGAAGCTCACTATATTCTGCTATTGTTTTGATAAAATTCATTTGTTTATCATATAACTTTAACATTTTGAGCCTCCTTAAAATTTATTCTTATATTTTATATCTAAATTAGTAACTCCAATAGTTTTTACCTTAATAGAGTTTGCTCCTGCTTTTAATTTTGGTGCGGATGTCATTTTAAAACTATCAATAAGATTGCCATTATAAGTAACACCATCTTTAGTAACAGTAATAGTATTAACACCATCTACAGGCTTTGTTATATCAATAGCAAAGTAATCTTTATTGATATAGAACTCTATTGTATCATCAAAAGAAGAACAAGTAAGAGTAACAGTAATGTAAGTAGGGGCAGCCGCATTTTCAACTTCTATTTCTTTCCATATATCAAGTGCGGCGGCTGGTGTTAAGCTTTCTATCTCTGGCTCTTGTGGATAAACAGGCTCATCTGTTTCATACCATACACCATAAACAATTTTATGATTAAAGTCACCAGTTGATAACACTTTAAACTTAGTATAACCCTCATGGGCAACCGCAGTCCCCTTATTTGTTATCTCTGTTTCTATTTGCTCTTGAGATAATCCTTTTATTGGAATTATACAATAACCTAATCCATTTTCTACTGCTATTGATTCCTTATAGAACTCTACTAATGTAAACTCTGGTATTTCAATAGGATTAAATTGAAGATTAGGATACATAACTAATGAATTATCCATATTATTTTCTCCTTTAATTATTTTATTAGTTTTAACAGAAACTGTTCCGGACAATACTTATAATACTATGGAACAGTTTCTGTTATTCTAATTGATTTGCTATAGATTACATACTCTTAATAGCAAAATCTTGTCGTACTTCAGTTCCACCTGTTGGTGTAAATGTGATGTACTGACCTGTCTGTTTCTTACCTGTTGTTACAGTGAACTGAATATAAGGTCTGCCCCACTTATCTGTTCCTTGACCCTGCTTATTATAATAGCTGCCGTCGTATAGTCCCCACTGACCTGAACTAGTTGGTACACTATATACAGCTACAAAGTTATCATAACCTGAAGGCCCATCCCCGCTATCATAAGGAGTAAGTGCCCATGTTCCTCTATTTGCGCCCATTGTTGTCTCACTACTTATGTCGCTTGTGGAGTGATAATAAAGGATTTCAGGCGTTACTACATCTTCTACATAAACAGCACTAACAGTTACATCTGCGGCTGGCATTATAAATCCAGTACTTACAGAATCAGGAGAGATAATAGTTACATTACCAGAGTCAACCGCCCAATTACTGAACTTCTTACCTTCTGGTGCGGCATTTGCTTCAATAGAAACATGCACACCCGCTTCATATTTACCAGAACCAGTACCATTATTTACAGTAACATTAAATTTAGGTGCAGGTGGTGCTGGAGGTTCAGGACCAGGTATATTAGATGGAATAGGTAATATTGCGGGAGGTTTTGTTCCACTGTCTCCATTACTCTTAGACCAAGGAATAAATTTGAAGTTATTAACATCATAGAAACCTTGAGAGTAAGTATTGATGAATCCATTCTTTACATTTCCTGCTATTGGAATTAAATCCTCAATCAATTTACCTTTATGATATACTTGTACTCTTGCAATCTCACAATAGGTTCCAAATCCTGACTTGGCACTATTCATCAAAGCAAGATTACCAGTTAAAGTAACATTATCTGCGGGTGTTCTATCAAGAGTAACACCATTAAAAATAACATCTATATATCCTGGCACTGGTGCGGCACCATCTTTGCTTGACTTAAATCCATATTTTCTTATTGGAGTAGCATCTATATCTTCAAGAGTCTGAATAATAAACTTATGACCACTAAATGAATTAGATTCAAATACTTTAGCCGTTTTATTACTGATGTCGCCAGTTTTATATTCAGCGTTTGGCATATTAAGTGATAATCCATAATAATCATCAGCACCAAGAGCACCAAACATAGAACCTTTGCCGCTTGAATCAAACCATCTACCCCATACATAAATGGTAATATCTTGAATGTTCCAATCTTTACCCATTTGTAAGTCAAAAGAAAAGTTACCAGAGTTATCATTGGCTGTCCAAACAAGAGAAGGATAATCTACATCAAGCGGCAAATCAGCTATTCCCTTTTTCTGATACTTATTATAATAAATATTAAAAGCAGATTGAGTATCAAATAAAGCCACCGCCGCACTTTCACTATACTCTGTTGAAATATCAATGAATCCATTTAATGTTCCTAATTGCGGTTTGTACTTATTTATATCAACACCAAGAGCTAAGAAGAAATCATTCCAAGTTAATGCTGATGCGGCAACCTCTGCTACTTTATCCTTATCAACATATACTGTTTCTTCTGCTATTGTTTTGTAAATTTCAGAGTTATCATAACATTGAGAATATCCTTTTGCTGTTGCTACCCAGTTCTCAATGTATTTAATTTTTATTTCTTTGGCATTTGGTGCTTGTATATCAAAAGAAAGATTAACAGCATCACCAATGCCCCAATCATTAAGTAAGATATAATCAACTTTGAATACACCATTTTGTACTCTGTTAGGTAATCCCGCCCCTTTTAAAACACAAGGAAAGACTAAGTCAATATCATCAAACTTAATACTACATTTTTTTATTGCTTCTGTAAGGCGGCTAATCTGTTTGTAAGCCGCATCTTCATCATTCTCTGTAACTAAGAATGATAACTTCATTGTCTTAAATTCATAGTCCTGTCTTAATAGAGTTCCTTCTACTGAACTATCTAACCAATCTGTAACTGATTCAATATTTTGGGTAGAACAAACTCTATCAATTAACTTAGCACTATAATCTGTTATATTCTTTCCATTTATTTTCATTTACTTATCTCCTTTTTATAGCTAAGCCAAGTTCATTCAACATATCTTTATTGCTTGCTTTTGCGGGCTTCTTGTTGTTCTCTTGGTTTGGCTGTATTGTTTGTTCTTTAACAACAGGAGTAGTGTAAACCATGCTTTCTAATTGTTTGCTGAAGTTCATACTTTTCCTCCTATACCTAGCTTATTGAAAGTTTCTTCTCTACTATGAGTTTCTTCTACAACAAAAGGTTCTGAATCAGGATTCTGTGCTTTCCTAATGGCAACTATCATTAAGTTCCCTACATCACACATCTTTTGTTGATATGCTTCATAAGCTAATTCAATATCTTCTTCATTCCATTCTCTATAATCAAGACCGCACAGAAATGCCTTTTTCTTTACCTCTTGTGTTATCATTCTCTTTCTAAAGCTCCTGTTCCTTGTAACTGAACTGTATAGGTTACATCTTTATTAAATTGTGTACCAATAGGAAAAGCAACTATAAAGGCTTGACCATGATAATTCATAACTTCTGATTTTAAAGATAAATCAATTATTGTATGATTAACAAAAGCATCTTCAAGAGCAGTCAAAGCTTCATCATTAACAACATATGCGCCGTTACAAGTCACTGCCCAACTTTTTAAGCCAGGTAATGATTCTTGCCATTCCATAGCCACTCTATCTGATACATCACTTGCTGTGACTGCTCTCTTTAAATCAGCATTTATTTGTGCGGCAACCTCTTTTCCGCCTATAGAAAGTAGACAATCAAATCCTCTCATTATTCTACCTCCATTGTATCAACTGAAATAGTGATTACTCCATGCTTTGTTATTGGCCCAATTTCTTTATCATCCATAATAGATAAAGAACTTTGAGCATATGTTATCTTTTCCTCTTGTCTAACTGAATCAATTTTCTTCACTACTTCATTGTAATAATCTTTAATTTCTTTTTCTCCCTTATAAGTTGAGAACACATCAACTCTCAATAGCCAAGTAACTTTAGTAAAGTTCTTATAATTTATTGGGGCGGTTGTTATAGTTCTCAATATTGCATAAGGACAATTTTTATGCCCATTTCCATCTGGATTATCAGTTATTTTGATAGACAGACCAGAAAGAGCATTATAAACTATTTGTTTTACATCTAACATAATCTATTTCTCCTTTTAGTGACTAGGATAGTGATTAGCGTCATTTCCCGCACTAATATCATCAAGTATAATTTTAAACATAGTAACAGGTGCCATCAATAGCTTAGCAACTATTATACTAATCAATTCTGCTAAGAAACCGCCTAATCCTTCTGCCTCTTTCATTGCTTCTATCTCTTCTAACTGTTGTGCCCTAGCAAAGATTTCTTCTCTTGCATCTATTAAGGGTGTTAAATCATAATACCAACCTGCTTCTGCGGCTGTTGTTGCATTAGAATTTTGCATAAAAGCAATTATATTATCTAATTTCTCTAAATCATCATAACACTCTTGTAATGTTCCTTCACTACCACATCTATCAGTTAAAAAGAATAAGTCAGCATCATTATCCATAAATTCTTCTGCTAAAGCTCTCATGCCTCCTTCTACTTCATTATAAGCATCAACAAGAGCCGCTTCAAAATAAGGTTGTGCGCTCATTCTACTTGTTCCATACTCTTGATAAGCACTATATGGGGCATCAGACCAAATCTCACATCCACCTGCATCAGCTTGATAACCTATGTGTTCCCTTAAATATCCAGTATCAACAGGACAAGTAGCTTTGGCTTGCTCTTCAAACATTTCACCAAACTGTTCCCAATATGTTGAATAAGGAATGGGGATATGGCACATTGGAGTATATATTGGCAAACCTAAGCTGGCAGGAGTTACATCTGCATATAAAGCCCCATCCCTATTCTCAACTTCTGGTATCATTACTCAGTCACTTCCACAAGAGTAATAAGATATTGGTTTCTGTATGGAACTTGTGCCCTTAGTTCATACTTTTTACCATTGTATAAAAAATAAATCTTTTTAATTACTTCCATAGTAAACCTCCTTACATACTTCTAATGCAGAAATTCTGTCTAACTGCTGGGTCACCATTATTTGGAGTAAAGATAATATATTGACCAGTTTTACTTCTACCAGTAGTTACTTCACCATCTAAATATTCTCTTCCATTAGCATCTATTTTTACTGTGCCAGTCCAATAGGAAGTATTATATCCAGAGAATCTACCTCTAACGCCTGCAATAGAATAGCAAGCATAGAAGTAATCATAGGCGGCTGGTCCATCTCCACTATAAGCATCGGTTGACCAAGTTGCGGCATTAACTCCAGTTGGGTCATTATCCATAGCTGATTTAGATTTGTAGAGTAAGATAGCTGGTTTAATGGCGGGACCCGATTTCTGCCACACTTGAATCCCATTAACTAATATTTCAGTTACTTCATTGCCATTGTAACTACAGCTTTTTAAATCTACATTATTTATTTTAACACTCATTATAGAGTAATATTTAAAGCTCCAGTAGAGCTATTAAAACTAAAGGTGGCAGACTTTAGTTGATTTATAATTGAAGTCTGGTCTGCGGCTGTCCAGTAATCAACGCCTTTAACTGGGGTAGTTCCATTAGTACCAGGCTCACCTTTTTCACCTTGAGGACCTTGTGCACCATTTTCTCCAGGGTCTCCCTTATCCCCTTTAGGACCAGGTTCTCCCTTATCCCCTTTAGGACCAGGTTCTCCTTGAGGCCCAGCCGCACCAGTAGCACCAGTATCTCCTTTATCACCCTTATCCCCTTTTAGACTTGCCTTTTGTTCAGGCGTTAAATCTTCAAAGGTCATTGTTCCATCAGCACCTTTTTCACCTTGAGGACCCACTGGACCAGTCTCACCTTTTACAATATATAGACTAGCCTCATTCTCCATTAAGGGAACATCCGCAACAACCTTTAAAATCTGTTCAATAGAAACACCATAAGCAGTAGCTTCTTCTATATTGCTACCTACTGATAACTTAACATCAAAACTACCTGTTTCTATTGTTTCTTCTGTCCAACCACCTTGACCATCAGGAGTAAGGGTAGTTTCAATTCTTGTAATAATATCATTTCTCATTATTTTAACACCCTTACCTTTCTATTTTTAACTAACATACTAAGTGTTGACTTACTATAACCATCAATGAAACTTTCATCAATAGAAGAAGCATTAGACTCAGAAATGCCTTCATTATTTAATCTATTATATCTTTCTATTGTCATCTGCACAACAGCATTGTCTAATTTATCAGAGTATTCATCTAAATTACAGAACTGAGTAGCTTCATCTTTGCACATATCCACAATAGCCTCAATCTGATTAAGGTGAGATGCGGCGGCCGGTCCAATCAATGTACTAGCTTTTTCTACTATTGTCATCTCTTTATCTCCTTTATTTTAATACTTTTATTACTTTTAACAGAAACTATTCCAACCAATATATATTATTGTCCGGAACAGTTTCTGTTATTCTAAATGATTTTCTATAATAAAAAAATGCCCCAAAGGTAATTTTAATTCTACCTCTGGGGCAAGCCTTTAATCAGAGGTTACTTAAGCTTTAGGAGTTAACTTAACTACCTTGTTTTCATCTGTAAGAGCAACAACTGCAACCTTTCTGATATACACTTTGTTATTTCTTACATTAGCATCTCTTTCCTGCTCAACCTCTGTATCTTTCTTAATGAAAAGAGTAACTGCTTCTTTGCTAGCTAAATAGATATTACCATTAGTAATAGCCTTAGTAACAATAACAGGAACGCCGCACACAGAACCAACATAACCAGTTCTAACAAAAGCTTCATTGTATTTAAGGTCATCTTTTAACTCTTTGCGGAAATTAGCTAAATCAGCAACACCTACAAGAATAAATAAACCATCTTCTTTTTCTGTATTTAACTTAGCAATAGCATCAACAATATCTGTAAATGCAGAACCGCTTCTTTGAACTGTAAGAGTAGCCTTATCAAACTCTGCAATAGCCTTAGCAGTAAAGTCATTAATCATAGTCTTTGCGATTCCTTCAAGACCAGCCTGAACAACCATTGGGTCAGTCATAGCCTGTTCATCATAATACTGGAATCTACCCTGAACAGTTTCTACTTCATACGGTTTAGTTGTGAAGCTAACCTCAATATCTCCAGTGTTTCCTTTACCCATTGCAAGAGTTTCTACATCACCCTGTGCTTTATAAACGTTAATCTTTTTCTTCATACCAGCTTCCTGTGTCATGCTAGTATCTACTGTCATGTAACTTGTTAAATCAACAGCAGTAGTTAAAATGTCTTCAATTTTGTTGGCTAAAACAACATTTTCATAAACCTGATTTGCCATAATTATTTTCTCCTTTATCATTTCATATTAGTCAAGCTGTTGTATAACTCAGGTTGAGTTTTAAACAATTCAGCTTGCTGCATTAAGTTCATTTTCTTAAATTGTTCTACGGTGATTGCTTGATTATTACCTGCCCCAGTCTTAGGTGAACCTGTTGCAATCCTTTTATTAATCTCTGCTTCAACCGCCTTGTTAAACATCTTCTCAAAAGAGGTAATGTTTTTCTTTGTAGTTTCTGCATCAACAGCAACAATAAATGCGGCTGCCTCTGCTGGTAGACCCTTTTCCCCAAGTTGTTTTTCTGTTTCCATAACCAATTCTTTCTTTGCTATCTCTTGTTCTCTCTTTTCTAACTCAGAAAGTTTTTGATTATACTCATACTCATGCTTTTCCTCTTGGGACATACTTGCTAACTTCTGAGCCTCTTGCTGTTT